ATCACCTTCAACCCAGTATTTCCATGTATCACCACTCTTACTAATAGTAACTCTCCACCAACCTTGCCCAGATTTAGCATAGTCATAACCACCACTAAACCAACCACCACCACCTAATTTTATAGTTGAATCGTTATAATGAACCGCTGTAAAGCTGGCAACATCAGTATTAAACCATAACAAACCTGCAGGATCCGTCTGACTATGTACAACATTAGATGTTATATAGAATTTAAAGTCTAAAGTAAAGTCATCAGTAGGCATATTTGTAAGCTTAATATAAGCATCATATGATTGGCCTCTATCAAAGTGAGCTCCTATAGTCGTACCATTAATTTCCATACCTGCGCCCAATGTATTAGGTGATGGTGTAGTACTCGAACCATCCCAATAAGCCTCACTAATATTAACTCCATTAATTACAGTTGCTGGTTCATTAGCTCTAAGTTTGAGTGCCTTCATGTAAAGAGGTTGTGATGATGTACTAAGAATCGGAGCCGTGTTACCAGGAGTTGTCACACCCTGTAGCTCTATTAAATCTCCAGCATTAAGATTATTAATTACATATGAAAACTCTCTATATGCATGCACGCTGTCTGTAACACCCGGAGCTAAGTCAACACCATGACTATGTATATTATGTACGGTACCTGTTGCTGCTGAGTAAGCACGTATTGCAAAGTATCTCTGGCCAGATGTTATATATGCTTCATATGTTACTCTAATCGATCCTGGTTTATCAACTACGAATTTTTTAACCGTTTTCCAGTCAATATTGACATCAAAACCAGCAACTACACTTGAAGTATCGTCTTCATAGAGTGCCCAGCCACCATCATAAGCAGGAGCAGTATAAGACAAAGTAGTAGCAGCTGTTGACATAGTAGTTCCATCAGGAAACTTTAGAACTCCTCCTTGTATGTGTAAAGCAGGATTGGTTCCTGTATTTTTAATAGCAAGGGCAGGTGATGTTCTGCCTACAGCTATTCTAGTCAAGCCATCACTACATGTTTGTCCATCATGATGCACACGCATTTGAGAACCATAGTAGATAGCTTCACTTTCAGCGCCACCAACTGTCCCTCTAATTAATAAATCTTGAGCCTTAATAACCCCTGCTACATCTAGCTTCTGAGTAGGTGACGAAGTCCCGATACCCACATTACCTGAGGAGTCCATACGCATCTTCTCACCACCAGTAACTTCCCACGTAAACGCGCCAGTACTATGGCTTCGTAGTATATTCTGTGCCCCTATACCTCTGACGTATATACCGTTATTACCTGTACCTACATTCGATAAGTATGCAAAGCCATCAGATGTTGAGAGTGATAAATTACCAGTAACATTTAATGAACCACTCAACGAACCACCAGTTAAAGGTAACTTACCACCGATTAAGGTAGTCATTGTAGTAACGTGATTAGCGTCATCACCTAATGCAAGAGCTAATTCATTTAAGGTGTTTAATGTAGCTGGGGCTGAGTCTACTAGTCCAGAAACTTCAGCATCTACATAAGTTGTAGAAGCAGCGTTATCTAACTTAGTCTTTAATGTATTAGTAAAATCATTAGCTGATAATACTTTACCAGTAACTTTGTCTACTTTAGTACTTAAGTCTACCGTAGCCCAACTAGCATCATCACCATCAGTTGTTAGAAACTTACCATTGTGAGTAGATTGTGAGGGTACAGCTGCACCTGGTGCTAACTTAGCTGCTGTTACTGCACCATCAATGATATCCTCAGTTTCTACAGAGTTACCTCCTGCAGCTACTGGTTGTGACTGCCCTAAATATCCGGCCATTAACTTGCCTCCATTATAGAAAGTATTATGTCTAGTTGACCTGCAACTGAACCTTTAGCTTTCAGAATATCCCCTTCCTGCATAACAACCTTACCATCAATAAAGCTTAATGCTGTACCTGCTGGGATAGGTGTATCTTTACCTATTAAATTAATCGTGGTACTGCCGATCACTATAGCAACGTCTGCATTGACTGCTGTTGTACCTGTATTAGATATTACACCTCCGATGATAACGGTTGTAGTATCTGGAGTAGTGTTGGGACAGGTATAGACTGTAGTTAAACTAGTGCCAATAGCGTCCTTTGTTGCTCGTTTAAATATATTAGCCATATTTCTCCTATCCTAAAGCTATCGCCATAGCGACTGCATCACCGGCTGCCTCAGTACTGCTGGGTACTCCTAGATTAGCTCTAGCCGTAGCTGTATTACCGACATCGCTGAGATTAGAACCTTTCTCCATCTTATCTGTATTCAGATTTCCGAAGTTATCATCAACCTCATTATTAGTAAGAGGTGACCCTTTAGTAGTCCGATTTACTATCGTAGACATAAGCCCACCCTCCTAATATTAAGTAGCTGATAAAGTAATTGTCCAAGTGACAGTCATAGTATCGTCTGCTGCCTTATTGACAACATCAAATACAACACGAGATAACATATCACCAGTAGCTGCTGTGCCATGGTTAAAGATACCTGCTTCTTTTACAGCGCCTGTAGCATCACCTGCTTCAAACGAGGAAACGTAAACTACTTTATGTTTTGTAGCAGATGGGATCGTAGTAGAATCTAAAGTTTCTCTAGAGCCTAAGATAGATACTAAATCAGTTTGCGCTGCAATCGCTGCTGTAGAACTAGAGCCTAATGCCATATGAGACATCACTGCTTTAGAAGTACCTTTCATGCGATCAATAATAAATTCTAAACCTTTCTGTACTACAAGGTTAGTCTCTGTGCGGTCAACTTTTACATTACCGTTTTTATCTTTAAGGACAATGTTCAATTGACCTGAAAGTTTTAAGTTTTCGTTAATCATAATTAACTCCTATTAAAATGTTCTGGAAGTGCCAACATAGTCTTCCGCAAAGTAACTGAAATCAGCGTAACCCTGACTTCTTAAAGACCCCGTATCGGCTAAAGAGGCTTCTTCTTGTGTAAAATTCTTTCCTGCATTCATTGTAGCAATATCTGCTACAGCTGTGCTGTCTGTAAAAGGAGCTAGCAGCATATGTATAGCTAATGCGTCACTCACAACAGGTGTGTCTATATGCAGTTTACCAAAATCTTGTCTTTGTGTATCGGTAAATGCAGAGGTATCTGTTAGCGCTTTTGTACTGTCCCATACTAATTTATCAGTAACACCCACTAAATCAGAATACACTCTTACGAATGCAACAACTCGGATAAAGAGATCCGTAATGTTTGCTATATCTGTAGTATGTTTAAAGTAGTCCATCTCTTGGTCATCTAAGATAGATGCTGCACCATCGATGTCATCTGTTACACCTACTACGTCAAATAAAGACTTAGCAAAAGCTATAGTTTCATCATCAGTAAACCCAGCATCATCTTGAGTATTCTTAAAGAACTCTATTGTGTCTAACGTATCTGTAAAGTGTGATGAGTCTGCTAAAGCTTTATAGAAATCTTTAAAATCACTGTCAGCAGTTGTGTAGCTATCTACACTGAACTTATTAAATGTTTGCTTTTGTATATCACTAGTAAAAGGAGTATCGTCAACTAGTGTTTTAAAGAAATCTACTCGCTGCTCTTCCGATGTAATACCTATACTTACTAAAGCTTTAATTACATCTTTATAGTCTGAATCCTCGAATGTAGCGAAGTCTTTTTTATGTAACCCAACGTGTAATACGTCATTATCTGAAATAGCAGCACTATCTGCAGTAATCTTATTAAATAGATTGAACTGTACATCTGATATTGCGAATTCTTCATTGAAGAATCTATTCTTAGAATCCGGGTCTATCCATATCTCAGATGCTACAGATAACTGATAATCTGTTTGTGCCTGTAAGAGTTCAGATGCAGTTTGAGCCTGTATGCTCTGTACACTAATTGTAGCGCGTAAAGCCATTACTAAAAGCCTGCTCTTACCTTAAACTTTAGTTTATCAAAGATGGATTGTTTCTTACCTGAAGTGTCTTCTAATTCGATTTCACCTTCGTAAGTACCAGCATCTACGTCTAAAGTTGTAGGGTTCCACTGCATAAAGCATTTACCATCCACAAAGGGGGCGTGCTTTCCACAAGTCATAGTATCTAGGATAGTTGAACTACCTAGTAATCTAAAATGTACTCTAATTGTTTCGTTAGTGATGTCAATGGATACCCAAGTAGTTGGATCATCTTCATCAAGAACTTTGCCAGATGCTGCTGTATTGGAATCACGTAGGGTGAAGTTTATTTCAGGTTTATCATCCCCTGCAACGAGGTTGATCGTGTCGTAATATGCCATTCAGGCCTCCAATATTTAACCGACTAGTCGGGTTGTTCTCAGCATTTGGTATGCAATAAATTTGTCTTTAGTATAACAGTAATATCTTAGATAAATCCGCTATCTATTAATTTAGTATTAGCATCAAGATTGTCCGGGTTACGCAGCCCTAACATGTTGATTTGCTTACAACTTTCGTTAAATCTTAAGTAGTATGTGTTGTTCTCAGCCTTCATGTCACCACTAATTGTAGCATGCGACTTATAAGCTACATAGTTGATTAGTGCTTCTGTATATAACTGAGGTAAACCTAGATTAGTAGTAATGCTCTTAGCTAACTTAGGTGAGGCTGCATACGTAAGCAACATATCCTTTCTACCATCTTCGTCAGTACCTTTAATAAGCACTTTAGTAGGGTCTTTAAACATTACAGATACATTTACATCTACACCATCTACGAAGTTAGCCTTCTCATTATTGATGGCAATCTCGTCACCATCTTTAAATGTACAGCTAATAGCATGTAGGAAGTCATCGTCTAACTTAAACTCTTCACCATTAAGTGCAAAATCTAATTCCATATCTTTCTGTAGAATATTAAATTTCTTATGTAACTCAATGTTAGCTAAATTAATAAATGTACGGATTTTACTTCTGTTTGTTAGCTGTACAGCAGTAGGTGTACCAGGAGCACCTGGTGTCATGTCTCCCACATCAGATGTGGCTAACTGACTGATCTCACCATTAACTAAGAATTCTATATATTCGTAAACTTTCACGGAATTTCCCTAAAATAAATACTATGTATTTATCATACCACGTTTTATTACACGAAATAAGAACTTTCTCCTACATCTTCAGGCTCATCATCCCATAACATACTGCCATCACTGTTCTCACTCGTAGATACCTCACTAGGTTTCCATGCATTAAACTCACCTAACATAGAGATATTATCTATCTGATCATCATGCTTAGACTTAAAGCCTTTAACTGTAGCTAATTGTAATTCATTCAACATCTCAGCTAACTCCACAGAGTCTTTAAGCTCTTCAGGAAACCATATCTTTCCAGATTTGAATAGTGGTACTGCCATTTGCTGGAATCTACTCATCTTGTCTTTATTAGGTCGTATACCCGGTGAAGACTTTCCACGTCCAGATGCAAGAGTAAAATAGATATTACGATTCATCATCTCATTCTGGATCCACGCTATAAAGCCTCCCTGCTGCCCCGTTACCTCTACACCTACTTCTTGAGGTTGGTACTTCTGAGCTAATCTAAATAATTCATTGATAGACTTGTCCATCAAAGCTTTCTTACAAAATCCATCTACCCACAACCAGTCACCGTTATTGTTGTAAGCCCAAACATTAATAGTGCTAAAGTCTGCGGATTCCTTCTCACTAGTTGCAAAGTCAGTAGTGATGTAGAAGTTAAACGCTCCCATGTTAGTCTTCACATTAGCATGCTTGTACCAGGTCATATCGCTGTCTTTAATCAGACGTTCTTCCTCAGACATAATCCTGAGCATTAGCTCCTGGTTAAAACTGTCTAGCTTACCAGCACCTTTAGATTTATCATACTGACTCTTCACATACTCATAGTTAAACCTGTCCTCCCATGCACCTTTGAAGTCTTCCTCACTAACAGGAAACTTCTCACATACAGGGTAAACAGATACGTACCACACCCCAGATTCCACTGCTTTATACAATGGATCCTTAGCGTTAAAAGGCGTACCTGACCAGATAACTTTACGCTTAGCTGGATGCAGTGCATAGTCAATTGCAGAGTACACTGTGTTTTCTACACTCTCAATAATTGTGGGCGATCTAGCATCATCATCTGACAGTAGATCATCTAACATTGCTAACTGGGGTCTAGTATTTAGTTCCACGGTTCCACGCACACCAGTCTTAGCACCATGGCCTGTGATAACTAACTCTTTACCTTGTTTATTCTTAAAGTACCATCTTATGTCAGTAAACTTAGATTTCTCCAGATATTGAAGTAAAAACACACTATTCTGGCATCTACGCTCTAAACGCAGTCTCATTTTCTTTACACCATTCTCAATTGAGTCAGAAACGTATAATCCATAATCTACATCTCCAAACCCGGGAATAGAGCCATATACAGCTATATACAAGATCAAGTACTCCGACATGATCGTAGTCTTAGCTAATCCACGTGAACACATATTAACCGTGTTCTGCCTCTTACCTGTAATCTGATCCAGCATTTTGTAGTGAATTACAGGAGTTTTGTTCTCCTCACCACGCTCACCATTAACTAACTTAATAAAGCTGACAAACTCCAAGGCAAACTCACTAGGTACATAGCTAGGGTCAGGGTCATAGTTAATCTCATTTAGCCACTCATCAACTGTCTTTTTTATCAGTTCCATCTGCACCTGCCTCATTAATCAAATAGCTAACTTCCATAGAGATCTGCTCAAACTTATGCCTCTCTGTCTGGTTATTACACCCCTGTAAACCTTCCTGTGCCATCTTCTTTATAGCTTTTAATTTATCTAAACAATCTGCCATGCAATGTATCACCAGTCATTACCTCCGTATAAAGTATCTATTAAAATAAGTATACCAATTATCACACCTGTAGCTAACGCCCAGCCTGTTAGTTCCATCATAGCTCTTCATACTCCGTTTCAAGCTCAGGCTTCTTTCTAGCAATAATATCAGAGTGCGCAATAGTCTCCGCAGTAACAGCTCCACTCTGTATAAGTTTAAGTTGCTGCTGCGCCAGGGCCCGGGTAGTTTCCCTAAGCTCATCAATACTATCATTAGAGTAACTGATGTCAACTTCAATCTTAGCCGTTTCTGGGGCCTTTAATTGTGTAATCAAACACTCAGCTGCCTTCTGCCTAACCGTCTCTGATTTGGCACTCCTCATGAGCTCAGCCTGTGTATTGATAGCTTCCTGGTGTATATCCATATTAAGGATATGTACAGGCACCAACGTACGCTCTAATATCTTATGAACTAAATCAGTCTTATTGTAAGACGTACCATAGGCAGCAATATTCTTAGCAGGTGTGCCTCTATCTACCTGTCTCTGATATCTATCAGGAAATACCTTGGCATAAGCCATAAGGTTGGTATCACCCAGTAGTTTGTAACTAACAAATTTAACAGCGTCCACATATTGCGTCATCTTGTATTTACCAGTTTGAATTACATCAGCAAATCCCAGTAAGTTATCTTTGTATACCTGTCTGAAGTCTTCATCAGGCTCAGAGTTAATAAGCTTAATTGTATCCTCAGTAACATTGTGTCTCCATTTCTTAGGAACACAACCTTGTAATTGCACTAATGTTAACTCATTAGTACCCTCTGTCTTATCTGTCAGCTTCATTCAGCTCCTTACGTTTATCCCATTCAATTCTAGCTGTCTGTTTGTGGTGATCTTCACCAAACCACACATGCCATGGATTCACATAGAAGTGAATACCATTGCGTTGCACCATGTCATCCTCAATTAAACTACGCATAGCACCTGACACCTTAGGAGCAGAAACACCCATCTGTTCAGCTAATTCTTTCTGAGTAATTGCGATGTGGTTATTAGTATCACTGATATTCCACATATGCTTCCAAAGACGAAACTCCATCTTAGGCCTCGTAATTAATAAGTCAATCACATCAACCGGATCTGATTGAATTTCCATAATATTATCCATACACACCTGCCAGTATTTTTTCCTCATGAATCGATTATAGCTAATTCCCATTATAGGAAACACTTATTTACCTAAGTCAAAACTATAGCCTTAATAGTTCCCAGAACCGGTAATAGGGACTTTCCCATTTCTTGAACTTTTTCCCACTAGGAATGCGGGTTGTAGCGATTCCCTTTAATATATATTAGAGAGCGTAGCGAACAGGAGCTTGCTCCCCCTGCTCGTTTATAGTAATAGTATGCTCATAGACTTACCCCCATCCTGCGAAAGCTGAAGCTTTCTTGGCGCGGGACGTCTACTCGCATATATTATAATTTTCTAATATACGATATATTATTTTTTAATTTTAGGTATGAGTTCAGTAACTTACAGGAGAGCAATGGTTAAAAGGAAGGTACCCCCCCTAAGCAAATTCAATAACTATCTTTTTATCTTCATGCATGCTAGGGCATGCTAACGGCAATCTTGTCATCAATAAATATACGGAGTAACTTATGTCTAACAACAACAATAACATGTACAACCAACAAGCACAACAACAACAAGCACAGCCTGCTAGATACACGCTACAAAAACGTGTGTACAAATTAATGTATACCTATGCTAACGGTAACACTGAACAGGTAGGCTTCGTAAACCTTGATGAAGACAAAATCAAAACAGCAGAGAAATTTGCAGGTCTTGAACAACGCTTCGACAATGGCTTAAACGTAGGCACTATTATCTTCGGTGAAGGCTTCAGTGTCATCGCTGTTGATAAAGGCGTAATTAAGAACTCGGTTAACGAAATGGCACCTCTAACTGCTATGCCTGATACTGATTCACCGTTCTAACCTCTTGCGACATCATCATCCTATCTAGGGTGTTGGTGTTGCTCTTTTTTTCACACATCACACATCACACAGAGCATCCGATAGTAAGATTCAAGGAAGAAAGCGTCCTGCGTGCCTTGTACGCTATCGGTAGTTATATCTACTAAACTTAAACAATGACTAAACTTAACTAGAGGAAACACAAACACAATGAAAGTTATAAGCAATATCAGTAATACCATCGGTGCACTAGCTCAAGCAACACAATCTGTAGCAATGTTAGCAGAGAAAGTAGTAGGGGAGCGTGGACTAGGCAGAATGGCAGACCAACTTGGAGACATATCAGGTGAAGGTTTAGATGAAACTCTTGAAGACATGCGACTAGACAGACAAGAACGCCTCATAGAAAGAGAATTCAAGATAAAAGCAACATTTCGTGGCACGAAATGTTGCTTTTTTGAGCTAAAAGATATCCGAGATGAGCATTGCAATCACCAAAGTAATTAGCTTACCTTGTATAAACGGTTAATACCCCGAGACGTTTTTTGATAAACATGAATCGGATGAGTCCCCATCGCCCAAAATGTGAAATGTTCACTGCTACTCAACGCCTTGTAGCAGACTGCCTTTGGAGCCTTTAGTAGCACAGTATGGCCAACTACCCGAGTAGTAGTCTGGACCGGGGTCGATTGGGGAGACTCCAGGAACGCTCCGGGACTTGGGGATCGTCAGGACGGTTTTAATGACCCAGGAGGTGCTTAGGGTGACTCGTATTATGGGTATCATGCCTCAGCTCTTATAGTCTTGAATTCCATAGGCCCCCTTTAACCCTTTGCCTTCCGGCAATAGCCCTTTGCCTTCCGGCAATAGTCAAAACATTAGGGGAAA